CGAGGAAGCCAATTCTTTGAGAAGCAACTAGTACTCTTCTTTGGTTAACCACTTCATAGTCTGACTCTACAGTCATACCTCTTAATCTAGGTACAACGAAGTTTCTAGGATGAACTGCTACCGCGTGGAATTTACTCACTGCAGCTGTTGCGAATTCATCACATACTAGAACTTTAGAACCAAATACTGAACCAATTTCACCACTAAGTTTAGTAGCAGCGTCACCTACTAGGTTGACATCTTGGAATTCAGCATCTTCTAGAAGTTGGAAGTAACCTGTTTGAGATACAACGTAAACTACCTCAGATGGATCAACACCATATTTGCCCATGTTCTTTCTAGCAGCTAACAATTGTAGTGCTGTTAGAGAGTCAGAAGCAAACGCAGTTGTTGACTGAGTGTAGTCTGAATCATTTCTTGCTAAGTGAAGTAGACCTTCATAAGAAGCTCCACTAGTACCGAATGCGCCATCAGCGTCATCACCAGCTAGTATTGAGTTTTCTACTGCTCTTGCATGAGATCTTATCATTGATTCTCTAATTAAAGGTAGTACTGGAAGTATTGCATCTTCTTCAGTTTCGTTACCTAAGTATGAAGTTGAAATCAGTTTCTTAGTTGAAAGAGTTCTTTCAGTCATATCAATACCACCATAAGGAGATCCATAAGTATCACCTGTTTGTGCTAAGTTACCATGAGGACTAGATCCTGTTGCGGCTTGGTTAGAGGTAAACTCTGCGTAGCCACTATCTGGTAAGATAGGTAGTATTTGAGTTGCACTTGTCATAGCGATTTCTCTAAATAGAGGGGCCAAAACTAGAGCGTTTTGGATATCTCTTTCTATGTTAGTGCTAACTGTTTGTTCGAAATCAGCAGAAGATACTGCAACACCAGAGTGAGCGTTTTGTTTTTCAATTACGCTTTTACCATATCTAGTGTCTTCGATGCTTCTTGCTCCGACTGCTTTTGACAGTAACCATGCATCTTCGTAATCTTTAGCGAAGGCTTCAGTAACGGTGTTACTTTGTCTTTCACCAAAAATTCTTTTAGATTCACGGATTTTCATGATTTCTTCAGACTTCTCTTCCAGTTCTGCTTTCAAGCTGTCAACTACTTCTTCGACATTGCTCATGTTTGCGTCAACACGTTTTTCTAGGTCAGAAACTAATTCTTCTGCTCCAGACGTACCGGCTTCAACAATCGCTTTAACTTCAGCTTTTTTCTGTTCGAGTTCGGCTTCTTCTGTAGCTTGCTCTTGTGCGGCTTTCTCTGCTTCAGCTGCTTCAGCGGCTTTTGATTCCGCTTGCTGCATTGCAATTTTTGCTGCTGTTTCACTTGCAACTTTCTTTGCGAACTCCTCAAGATCAAACTTTTCTTTGTTATCATTTTCTTTTGACATTTTGTTTTCCTTTCTTGAAGACAGACTTTCGTCTGCGTCTTGAGACTCTTCAGTCTCGGTTATTTTGACAAATTGCTTTTTCCACTCATCATATTCTGATTGAGTATCAAAAGACTTTGCCACAGAGAAGGTGGCTGCTTGGTTAGCGGGTACGGATACCACGCTTATTTCAAACAACTCCGCATCAGAGATTTTTAGTCCATCAGTTTCCTCGATATAATCTGCGTCTTTGACGCGGAAACCTACACTAAAAGCTCTTAGAATACCTTCTTTGACTAAATTTGTAACATCACCAGCACTTTTTGATATATTTGCGGTAAGTTTTAGTCCCCTATCGTCGGTCTCTAGACCTGTGGCTCGACCGATAGGTCTATTGTAATCATGGTTAAAAAGTATAATTGGATTATTTCCAAAATTATCCAATCCTCCTTTTTCCCATGCTTCTTTATCTATAACATCTCCCGCCCTATCTGTATCATTAGTGCTGGCATATCCTTTGATATTCACGCTTCCATCTTCGTTGGCTTCAACGGATTTGAAAGTAGATGTTAAGTTAAAAATCTTTTGCATAATTATTCCTCTTTAGCCTTCGCTGCCTTTGGCGCTGCCTTTTTAGGCGCTGCTTTAGGGGCAGGTGTTGGCGCTGGAGCAGGGGCTTGTGTCTTTTCCCATTGCTCAGGAAAGTTTACCTTTAACATAGATTGCATGCGTGACCAAGACCCGAATGGTCTCTTGGCGACCATATATCTCATAGGTCTGTCGTCTGCCGCTTTATATTCATTAACGGATAAAACTTTACCTTTTTCAGCAAAATAATCAGCAAGTTGTTTTAATATAGCTTTTTTATTCGCCATCGTTTTCTTCCTCTTCTTCGGGTCTTCCGCCTTCCGACGGATTGGCCGCTGAGCCTGCTATGTTAGCAGGCACTCTTAAATCATCATGTCCTTCTAACGGCTCCATTCGTAAATGTTCTCTAGCTTCGTTTGGCGATATAATACCTGTATTTACTAGGGTACTATAATACGCTGCTTGATCTTTTAGTTCAGGTTGCATGGCGGGAACCCCACTCATGTCCTCAACTAGATCGAATCCAAAGAACCGTTCAAATGCAAAATTTACTTTCCTTACTATAGGTAGTACTGTTTCTAAATAGTACAATCTATGGTTAGGTCTAATATTTGCATTGTTCCCACTATCCAATAGCAATGGCGGTACGCCTATTGCTTGTAGTATAATTCGTTCATTCGCCTCAATAGCTGCTTGGAAGTCTAAATCTTTAAAGTTAACCTCCGTTAAGTTATCAATTTCTAGACCACCATCTAATATGAGAGGTCGTCTCCCTCCTGTGCTCGGGTTGTAACGGGCTCTCCAAGCAGCTAACATTCGTTCCTTTATCTTTTCAGAAAGAGTGTTAGGGCTTTTTAGTACCAATCCTGGTACTGCTCCATTTTTAAAGAAGTTATCTTGAAAGTTTCTCATAGAAATCAATAGTAACATTGTTCTATAAGCTGGTTTCAATCTAGGAACTCCTCTATAGATCGAGTTAAATGAATTCTCTTTGACATGTATTATCTCTTCTGGGGCATAATCCACAACGCCATCATAAGTATATTTTTTAACGTAAGTTTTTTCGTCTGTTTCTATTTCTACGTTTTCCGCTGGTAAGTGATAAAGTGCACTATTTGCACCATCATAGTATATAAAGATATTTCCATCAATCAATAAATCAGTTATCAGATTTCTTTTAAAAGTATTTATATCTTGAAAAGGATTTGGCTCTACGTTTAGAAGTCTCATTACAGTAGCTCTTCTAACGTTTTTATATACTGGATTCATGCCATTTATTTTGCCACCTATATCGACTGGAATCTCGGCAACGTCATCAACAACTAAGTTTACTGCTCTGTTGACAACTTCTAGTTTTTCATAGGCATCTCTATAGTTAGTAACAACTTCTCTAGATGTTATGTTCAGACCTTCCTCTCTGCCAATTAAAAATTGCGAAGGGTTGATTTTTTCTTCATTTGGTTCAAAGGAAGTGTTTCTTCCTAATATTCGGTCATACCATGCCATATTTTTCTCTTTGTCTTTCTACCCAACGTGCTTGTTTGGGTGCGGTGAATAATTTAGGTCTCTTTCCATAAATGGAGTGCAGTCTTAAATGGTGATCATGACAAAGTGTAACAGCATCGTCGTACAACTCTTTTGTGTGCTCCAAAATGAAGTCATCTCTTACCTCCATAATTTCTTCAGCAGTCTGAATCACTAGCTTCTGTTCTCTTAGCCACTTCTCTAACAGCTCTGTCAATCCGTAGAAGTGATGGAAGTCGAGGTTTTCCTTACTTCCACAAATACGACATTCCGTTCCCTTATCGTATTTTGACTTTGCTTTGTCTCTAACGTATTTGACTAAGTCTCTCTTTAAATCCATTAAAATTTCTCTTACTTTGTATTATACTAAATTACCACGCTAATGTCAAGAATAATTTTTTTGTAGGTCTGCTGACTAAAAAGTGGTCGAAGATGTCTCAAAAGTGTAAAGCGCATATCTAAGAGCATCTGCCATATGTGAGAATCTATCATGCTTCGGCCTTTCCTTCATCAAATTCGGATTTTGATCCCATTGATATTGGTCTAAACACTCTAAAGTATGATGACATCTTTGATCTACAATTAAATTATCATTATCGACTATCCCTGCTACTTCTCCTATACCATCTAAAACTGACTTCTTAGCGTTTATAGTAGAAATGTCATAATTTTGAGCAAAATCAAACCTTGTTTGTTGTGCTGCTGAGTCAATATAGATCCAATCGATATTATACTTGTCGATTAAGGCTCTAATTTGCATTGCGTGTTGTTCTGTTGTTCTTTCTGCATCAAGGTATTCGTCTAAAACATAGAATTTTTCCCTATCCCAATCAAATGCTACAACGCATAGGGCTGTTGGGTCTTTGTAACCTACGTCAAGGCCTGCAATTACATCCATCTGTGAGGTATCAAGTTCTTCTAAGTCCGCTATACATTCTTCATGGTTAAATGACCATATTTGTCCCTGATAAGTGTTAAAGTCTGCCATGTATTCTTGGGCAAATTCAGCTGAAGACATAGATTTCTTTGCTTCATCAATGTCTGATTCACTAAAACGAGGATTTTCATGATAAGTTGCTCGTATAGAACACCACTCTGGAAACTCATCATTGAATCCACGATAGAAAAAGTCTGCAAACCAGTTATTTCTTCCACGAGGAGTAGAAATAAATAGTGCTTTACTTCCATCTTTATCAAGTGTTGGTCTAAGTGCTACATTGAAAGCATCTCGTCCATCTACAAGTGCTGCTTCATCAAATATTATTAAATCATAAGACCTACCAACTGTAGAGTCTACTTGATTTATAGATCCCATACGTACAGTAGAGCCATTTGATAGTTCAATTACTCTATCCTTTGCATTATCTTTTGTAACTTCTAAATCAAAGTGCTTAATCAATTGCCTTTGTAAGTCAAAAGAAATTTGTGAAAGTGAGTAGTTAGGTGACATAATTAGTATATGCGAGTTTGGAACAAGTGCTGTGAGTTGTCCAATAATATTTGCGATATAAGTTTTACCCTGACGCCTAGAAACGGCACCACAGATAAAACGATATTTGGGGTTGTTGACTGCATTGATTATTGCAGTTTGTGAGGGGATTGGTTCTACACCAAGTAATTCCATGTATGGAAGTATAGGTAATTTTATAAATCTATCCTCTGCAGAGTACTCAATTAAGTCTCCTTCGGGAATATCTTTTCTGCTTATTTCTAGTGCCATTAATGAATTATGGTTGGTGTATTATCAGATTCAATTAGTTGGTTGACTTTAGCCAAATGGTATAGATATAAGAAACCTCCAGCCATAGTTGCTAAAGCTGCCTGTTCTTTTGTTACCTTGTTCTTAGTAGCTTGTTCGTTTACTGATTCAAGTGTAGTTAGTGCTGCACTTTCAATATGGTCAAGCCACATAGAATCAAGATGTCTTAAATCTATATCTTCTACCATTTTACTTTATTCGCCCAATAAGCTGCAGACATTTTGCCTTTAGCTATATTTTTTGCATGACGAGCCTTAAATGATCTACGTCTTGCTTTTTGTCTCGCTGACTCACCTTTCTTTGGTTTACCAGCAGTTTTAACACCCTGTTGTCCAAATCTAATAGTTTTAGTTTTCTTTCCAACTTTTGCAACTACTATATGCGACTTCTTGGGGTGTTTTGGAGTTCTTTTAGGTTTATTGTAACCAGAAACTCCCGCTCTTTTAAGCTTTCCATTCTTTTTCTTTCTAGTTCGTCTTACTGCCACTATTTTCTCCTTCGAGTTCGTCTCTTACGTCTAGCCATAGTTTTAACATTTGTAGGCTTACCTCGAACTCCTTGTGGTTTTGCTCTTTTTCGTCGTACTGCAGAACGAATTTGTTTTTTACTCATACGAGCCGCTTTTGCAGCTGGTACGCATTTTGGGTATCCTTTACGACCTTTCTTTGCTTTGGGTCGTCCACATTTTTTAAATCCACCACCCTTTTTGGGACGTGAAATATCTACCCAGTTCTCTCCAAACCATTTTCCTAAACCACCTCTAGCCACGACGATACTTCCCACCCTGCTTCTTGTACTCTCGTACAAGATAGGCATTAGCATATGCACTAGGGTAAACAGCAAACTTTCGTTTAGTTTTTGCTTTTACCCTTGCATATAACTTTTTATTAGTAGGAACATTGCGCTTTTTAGCAGTACTTTTTCTACGTCTGCGTCTTTTAGCAGCCATGATGCCCCATTCCTTTGCGCTTCTTACCCCTTTTCTTTCCGTTCTTTTTAGGGCGTCCTCTTCTTTTTCCGTAAGTTCCTTTACCTGCTGGCATAGTTAACTCCTCTTTCCAAGCCTTTGCTTTCTTGCCTTCTTATACTTTTGATAAGTAGTGCGTTTTCTAGTACTTTTTCTACCTGTTACGGTACCTCTCTTACCTAGTCTTTGTTTACGGCTAGTGCGTAACTTTTTTCTAGGCATTAGTTAACAACCATTGGGTTCACAGGTGTAAGCAAAATAGCAGCATTTGCTGCGTATAAAACTTCATCGGGGTCTTTTTTGATTATTAATCTTTCTTGACCTGCTACTGTAACATTCCCTAAGGTTGTTCCACTTGCTGCAGTTTGAATTGCAACAGCGTGGTTTGTACCTGAAGCTGCGCTGTTAAATATCATCACATATTGTGCATCTGATACTGTTACGGCGGCTCCTGTACTCGTAGGAGCTGTTATTGTTGCTCCTAGTATTCGTGATATTTGCATATCTATCTCCTATCGTCTACTACGACGACCTTTCCTGCGTTTCATCTGGCGGTATTTGATTGCGCGAAGTCTTTGTTTCGCTGCTTTCTTTGTTTTAGAAACTCCAGGAGTATTATCTATTTTGTACCCGCCCTTTACTTTCCTTATCGGCACGTTCTTTCTCCACTTTATCTTTTGCTTCGATCATGTCGTCATGAATGTCGACTTTGCCGTCCCAATTCTTGTCTTTTCCTGTAAGGATATTTTTAATTTTTGTAAACCAGCTATTCTTCTTCATCACCTGCTAAATGCTCCTTCGCTTCTTTTTCAGTTTTGAACTTCCAAAGTTTACCATTTGCATCACGGTATTTAAATAACCCTCTGCTTGGATAAATCTTAGGAGTATCTGCAGCTGGTGCTGCTGGTGCCGGTTCGGCTTTTGCTTCTTTTGTTTCGTAATCAACCATTTTCACTACTCCTATAATTGTGTTTACGTGTGTAATCATCTATCGCTACTTTGATAGACTCCTCTGCTAAAATAGAGCAATGAAGTTTGATAGGAGGTAGATCTAATATATCAGCTATTTCTTTATTGGTGATTTCTCCTGCCTGTTTCAAACTTTTGCCCATAAGCATATCTATTAATTCACTGGAGCTCGCTATTGCAGAGCCGCAGCCATATGTTTTGAACTTTACGTCCTCAATAATTCCTTTGTCCACCTTAAATTGTAATCTCATTACGTCACCACATGCAGGGGCGCCTACCATTCCTGTTGCGACATTTGGGTCGTCAACATCAAAGCGCCCTACACTATGTGCTTCTGGATTTTTGAGCACATTTTCAAATCGTTCTACTACTCGCTTAGAATATGCCATTAAAACCTATATCCTAAGATAAGAGCTAGCCTATCTGAATCATCTAAAGCATCGTTAAATGCTACTTCTAAACCTACTCTCATACTTATTTTTGGTAGGCTTCTAAATACTGTTAATTGTTGATAGTCTTCTCCATCAGCAAGCCTTCCGTATCTAGCAGATACATCTAGCTTATCACTAATTGGAAGATCAATAGACAATTCAGTATAATCAGACTCTGCGTTATCCATATCTTTATAGTATGAAACTGATACATATTTGTACCCAAGTATTGCATACCACTCTTCTACAGACTCATCTATAAACTTGTTGTAGTTATATTGAATCATTCCTACATCTATAGTTAAGTCTTTGTAGCTTGTGGCATATCCACCATAGAAATCATATTCTACAAACTTTCCGTCTCCAAAGTCTACTTGTGATCCCCAAGTTCCACCATATAAGCCGTTCCAATCGCCTTCTAGATTGAATTGTACTACAGGATCATCTCCTGTTGATTGGCTGGCTCCCCTCCAGAGGTATTCTGAAGCGAGGTCAACACCACCACTTACTCCTGCAAAAGCTGAAGTACTGAGTAAAAATGCTCCCATTAATCCTAATAATTTTTTCATTTAGTTCTCGTCTAGTTTCTTTTCTACTTTTAGTAAAATGCTGTGGTTATTTTCAACTTTTGTTTCAATAACAGACAGCCTTTGTATATACTCCGCTTTATGGTTTTGGTACTGTACATCTTGATCAACTAATCTATTTACTTCGCCATCAACGCCTGACGCCCACCAGATTGCTGCTGCCGTTTGACACAGTAGGAACATGCCGAAGCTAAAAGGTATTGTAAAGCCATTCATAGTTGTTTAAGTTTTTCCGTACTTTCATAAAGTGAATTTTTATATTCTTGAATTATATCATTATATCATAAAAAAGTCAAGAAAAATTTTTTTGATGTTCATATCAATTATTTACACTATAAATACTTATAGGTTCTGATTTTCCTTTTACGAGAATATCTCCTATACTATCAAAAGTAAAATTTTCACATTGTTTCATTGTAAACTCTGATACTATAATTTTCCATTGTTTATAATCATTCCTTCCTGCTGTAGCTTCCAATCTAGCGGCAAGGTTGACGGCATCTCCAATAACTGAATAGTCAAATCGGGATTCACTACCCATGTTACCAACAATGCAAGTTCCGGTATTAAC